CATATTTTCCAATATGTATATCGGCTGGATTTATCACTAAAAGGCATTCCCCTTTTTTATATTCTATTTCATTATAAGTTGGAGCGTAATCTTTTATTAGATTATTTACAGCTTCAAAAACTTTGCTGCTATCAATATTATCTTTGGTAACAATGGAAAAGCGATACTCTCCATTAGATGCTTGCCAATGCTTTACGCTAACAATATCATCTTTTCTTATACCCCTTTCCTTAATATGTAAATCAAGGGCTGTATTCCCATTAATGTTTTTAAGTGGGGCTGCTCTATGTTGGTAGATTAATTCTTCCTCATCTTTTGAGAGGCGTAATCTTCTACCATATTTTTTAGCCATGTGGTAAAATTAGAAATAAAAAACCTTTGCTTTCAAGTGGGATTTTTTACTTACTAACTACTTTTTGTTAATAGAAATATCAGCAACGGATTGCCCTAATACAAGAGCGGTAATGCTATAAACTAAAGTTTTTGCAGTTTCAGGATCAATACCTAAATGATCGCTTAATAAAGTTATTACAATTCCTGCTATTGTATAAATTGCTTTCTTACTTCCCAAAATCTTTTTAATAGTTTGGGTAATTATCCATGATTTCATTTTATCTGTTTTTAATTATTAATTCAATTTTCTCAAAACTTCCTAAATCGTACATCAATTTGTAAAACGCTTTTCGGCTTTCGCCTACAAAATTCAATGCTCTGGTATTTCCTAATAAAATACAACCCTTGCTGTTTTTAGGATAATTACCTACATGCATTAAAATCAATTCTCTATTTTCTACATCTAAAATATGAAGATGCTCATATTTGTATTTACTTTCTTCTGTATTCCTTTTTTTAACTTCATAAACCCCTTTAGGAATGCAAGATACTCTTTTTTTATTATCTTTCCAAGGTAGTTCCAAAGTATGCCCATAAAATTCTCCATCAAAATATAGCTTGCCAATTATTGATTTATCTGTAAAAGTATCTCTTATCAGTAATAAATTTGCTTTTGGCTTTTTCATTTGGTTGATTTTATCTTTTATCAACTTTCTTTTCAATACCCGCCTAATAAAACACATCTCGGTTTATCCTTTTTATTTGAGAAAGATTGCGGATATTTTTGCACCTTTTACATTGGCAATAAATCGCCTTTCTTTTATTTCTTTTGCATCTTCCACCTTTCCCCATTTAGGATGGCTTGCTCCTTTATTAATTTTTTTCTTTTTTGGCATCTTTTGAAAATTTATATATTGTAAATGCAATTGCAAGCGATAATGAGATAAATGTTAGAATCTCATTGCAGCTGGTTAAATTTAATCCTATTGCACTTCCGTTTGCTGTCATTACTTGTAAGCTATCGCCTATTTCTTTTTTCATTTTTTTTATGTATATTTTAATGTATAACTAATTACTCCCCTAAACGCTACTTCCTCTCCAGCAGTTGAAATTGTCGGAATTATTAAATCTCCAGGGCTAATTTCTTCAGAACTCTCAATAGTAAATTCTGCTAATCTTGGTTTGGCATTTCCATTGCAAGTAATAGTGCAAGTTGCCATTAATGTTTGAGATAATTTTGCGCTGGCATTATCAACTGGAGTTACTTTATATAATTCAATTGTTATAGTAGATGTACCGCTTCCGCTAATAACTACTCTCCCTTTTTCAAGAATGGCAGTATTTACAATTAACCCTCTTGCGCCTTTCATTGCTCTTTGCGTTCCTATTTGGCTTGGAGCATCTGGTTGCAATTCACTCCATCTGCCATTCCTTGTGTTATCTTCCCCCTCACTTACATAATAATTTTCTGAACTTATATTATTTCCCTCACATCTAAAGCTTATGGTTTCTCTCCCTACTGTTCCAGCTCCATCTATTGAGGTAGATGTAACTGTCATCCCCCCAATTGTACCTCTTGTTTTATGCTGATATTGTTGGTATAAATCTCTATGATTTACTTTTATTTGATTTCCTGTATAAAAGGGGGCTATAGTAGTAGTGGATTCCACACTAATAGTAGTGTCAGTATCTCCTACATCTGCACTTGCTGTAAATTCATGGAAATAGCCATTCCCCTCTAAAATAAATTTATCTCCTGTTTTTATGATAGTGTTTTGTTCATACAACTTTGTTTCATTATAAACCACTCTATTTAATGGAGTAATGCTTAAAGATGTAACAGTTCCAACCGCTACATCTGCACTTAAATTTGTTAATCTTAATGCTTCATCTTGCTCTCCTGAAGATGGCCCAGCTAATCTTGCACTTATTACATTTTGAGTTGGCTCAAAACCCCCCGTATCTATAGTAGTGGTTGTAGTGGAAACAGAATTGTCATAAGAAATTTGCAACCATTCTGCATCCCATTCATCTTTTAGCATGTTAAAAGTTCCTCTTAACATGTAATACACTATCTCCTCCTCTTGATCGTATATTCTCCCGACTGGATTGATATAAAAAGGCCTTGCGCCTGTTCCATCATTAAACCAGGAATTGATTGAGCTTACAGCAGTAACTAAACTCCATTTGTAGTCAGAAGATTGCTGATTATACAAGCGCGCTTCCCCCATTAATTCAGAGATTAATTTGTTAAATGTGCCACTTGTTCCATTTCTCCAAAGCCCATTGGGATCAGTATACCCACTTCCACCAGCTCCATTATCCCACATCAAAGAAGATGGCTCTCCATTTGTGGGAGTATCTCCCCACCATATATTTTTTACCTCTTGTTTTTCTGTTTCACTTCTGGCTGATAAAACAGATGTAGTTCGGCTTATTCCTCCTATTACACTATTCAAAACTGGGTTAAATTGAGAAATAGGATTACCAGAAGCATCAAAAACATCATTATAAGAAACACCTTTTGTAGTTAAATTAGGATCAGGAGCGTGTTGGCCTCCAAGTGGCTGCCCATGATGCCCATAAAAATTCGTACTCCCTGAATCATATTGTATAGTCGCAAAAGTAAAAAATTCAAAATCCCAATCTCCCGTAAAATTACTATCAGACGGAATAACTCCCGAAAATAAAGTTTTTTGGGAAACGCCTGGTAGTAGTGGAAAAGTGCCAATCGGAAAAGTTAAATTTATCCTTGCATCTATAAATAAATTCCCTACACTCATTGATGATAAAAAAGCTGTGGATGATGTTCCTGGATAAGCTGTCCAAGTGGGAGAAGCACCCCCCATATTAGAAATGTAGTACCCATTAGCAAAATTAGCATCAGCTGATGGCTTTGCTCTCACGCCAAAATTAAACCAATAATCTTGAGTGCTTCCAGATGTATTATCAAAATCCAATACTACAAGAACATTAAAGCCAGAAAAGCCACTTGCCCCCGTAAATGTTCCGATAGGAGAAGATGTTATTAAATCAATATCTCGAGTTGTTGTTGTTGTAGGTTGTGGAAAGGTTTGGAAATAATTTACATTTGAAATTGAAGCAAAATCTACTACTACCTCTTTTAATTTCGGATAATAATCCCATTTGCTTCCAGCTAATTTTTGTAAACCCCCATCAAAACCTCCTATATTTGTTTGGATTTCTTGCGTATATAATGTATAATATGTGCTTCCTAAATAAGATTGAGAGCCAAAAGCAGTGCCATCTTTTTCCCAAATTTGAGTATCAATATTATCTGGAGCAGCAAAAGTTCCTGTATCTGTTGTATTATATAATTCAATTTGAGTAAAATAAAACCTATTTTTCCAAAAAACTACTTTCATTCCCCACATCTTGCAAATAGATTCTAATACCTCATAAGCATTTTTTACCTTGTAAAGTCCATCTTCTGTAACTGAATAACTGCCTATCATTTGCATTTTTGTATAAGCCAAAGGGCTTACTGATTGAGCTACCGCTGGATGCTCCTGATACCACCAATCAACCGCTGTAGAGAATTTATAATCCGCTACTACTCCATCCGTACTATCATTATCTGGCACATTACATAAAGCCAAAATTTCTTTTATCCAATAAATGAAAGTTTGATAACCATCTGAAATGTAAGTGTCGGCAGAAACATAAGGATTTGTTCCTTGCGTTTTTACCATATCGTAATTTTTCAATAAACCCAATCCATCTGTGGCTGTTAATTCAACTTCATAAGGTTTTGATACATCCTCTTTAGCTCCTAAATCAATTAAAATGTTTCCACTCCATATAGGATCATCTGCCAAACTACCTGTGTTCCAAATTACTAAATTTACATCTCCCTCCTCGAAAGTATGTTGTAAATCATAAATAAAATATTCTAAATTGTTTCCAAAGGCATTATTTTCCACAATTAAAGAGATACTACATTTTGAACTCATAATTGGGCTAAATTTCTCTTGCCCAGAGTTATCGTATTGAATTTTAACTCCTCCACCTCCTATTTTTAATGGAACAGTAATTCCAGTATATCCTTTCTGATAAATGCGAAACAATTGGTATCTTCCATTTTCGCTAAAAAAACTTCCTTTGAATCTGGCTTTGTGAGTTGGCATATTAAATAAATCTTTCTCTTGAAATTGTTGCTTTATCTGATATTAAAACTATATCATCCCCCTGAATTCTTCCACTAACTGTAACTTTACCTCCGCCCATCATGCTCATTAATTTATCTAATGGAGATATTACTTCTGGATTAAAAGCACTTGTTCCGCTTCCCTCTCCAATTAAACCCATTGTAGGCCCTGTAACCAATCCCCCTTGAGCAAATTTAGGAATTAATGAGCTAAATGCTGTATTCGCCAATCCAGCAGCAGCTCCAGCTACAACAGGAATCATCCATGGAACGATAGCTGTTGTTTTAAGTGCGTTTGCAATAGCAGCAGCAACTCCCTCTCCAATTAAAGCTTTAATTGTTCCTCGTATTGATGTTTTTGCTTTTTCTCCAAATTCCTTAAAACTTTCCCCCCCTTGAGATAAAGTTGCTCCGAGTTGTTCGGTTACTTTTCCTAAACTTTCTCCCCATCCACTAAAAAATTCAGCCCACTTTTCCTCAAGAGTTTTAACTGTTTCAGCTGTTGGCTCCTCTAAACTTGCTAAAAATTCTGCATAAGTTTCAAATGCTTGTTCAGTTTGCCCTATAATACCTAAATTAGATTCTTCATCTTCAGTAGATGTTCCGCCCCCACCGACTCCAATTCCCTCTCCAATCAACCCAAACAAAGCAAGCACTTCTTTACCTTGATTTTTCATTGCATCAGTAAAAGAGCCAAACTCATTTTTATATTCTTTTGTTTTAACTTTGAATTGCTCTAAATCTTCAACTACTTTCTCAAATGGGCTTGGTATTGTTTCTCTCCCAAAAAAACTTAATACATCATTAAATCCATCCAAAAGAATCGACATAGGATTATACTCAACAAACCATTGTAAGAGTTGAATCACAGCATTTTTCCACCAACTCCAATCTCCTAACCTTTCCTTGAATGCCTCCCAATTTTCTCTCACATATCCAAAAGCTACTACTATTCCTAAAATAGCAGCTACGGCTAAACCAACAGGACTAACTATTGCTGCCATGGCTGTTGCGATTCCCCCTAATAATGAAATGGCTGGCCCTAATGCAGCAGCAAGCAACCCCATTGTAATTATTGCATTTTTTACACTATCATCCAAGCCACTCCACCAGCCCAATAAATTTTTTACCCCATTTAATAATTTTTGAAATAAAGGTATTAAAGCTCCTCCCAATTCTATTGCAACTCCCTCTGCTTGAGATTTTAATTTTCGCAAAGCACCGCCAACACCGCTATCCATAATGGCAGCCATATCTTTTGCCTCTCCTGTTGAATCAATAAAATCATCAGTTAATCCACTTATTTCCTGTCTGTTGTTTGCAATAATTGTAGCAACAGTTGCTCCTCTTTTACCAAATAGCTGCATTGCATCACTCAAGGGATTTGTTGAATTTTGGATTTTATCCATTGCCTCTTTCCAAGTCATTCCTTTGTTTGCAAGCTCTAAATAAACATTCCTTAATGCAGTACCAGCAGAAGATGCATCAACCCCTCTATTTACAAGAGTACCTAAAACCGCTGTTGTTTCCTCTAAACTTGCTCCTGCTTGATTTGCAACAGGGGCTACTGTTGCCATTGCAACTTGAAATTTCTCCATATCCAAAGCAGTTGAGCTAAATGAATCTGCCATTACATCTGCTATTCGATTCATATCTTTTGCTTCCAATCCAAATCCTTTCATTGTGGATGCTGCTACTGTTGCAGATTGTGCTAAATCAGAATCAGTTGCTTGGGCTAAATTTAAGATACTTTCAGTTGATTTATTTATTTCATCTGGAGTAAGCCCTAATTTAGATAAATTTAATTGTAATTCTGCAACTTGAGAAGCGGTAAACATTGTTGAAGCTCCAAGTTCTTTTGCTTTATTTTTTAGATCTTCAAAATCTTGCCCTGTTGCTCCACTAATTGCTTGAACTTTTAGCATTGCTTGCTCAAAATCTGCAAATGTTTTTATTGCAACAGCTCCCAATCCAACCACAGGCATAGTAATATTTCGAGTCATATTTGCACCAACTCTTTTAGCCCCTGCGCCAAACTTTTTCATGCTTTTTTGGGCTTTTTTCATAGCCCTCTCAAAACCTCTTAAATCAGCTCCGAATACTATATTTAATAAACCAATACTTTTACTTGCCATGTTCTTCTAATTTTTTAATGTATTCAGCTCTATCTTTTAATTTTTGGTAATTTGTTTTGTTTGTTTTTTTATCCCAATCAAACTCAACTAAATCTTTTAATTTAATTTGTTTTCCTTTAGGCATGTGAATATTTAACAAATAACAAGTTTGCCATCTTGTTTTTTCCCATGCGCTTTTATCCCTTGCTTTTTCCAAATCATAAAAGCCCTCCATCTTGTTAAAAAAGTGCCTTGGAATCATATTGTAAAAATCTTCAACACTCATCCCCATTTGCCCAAAAGCAATTTTTTCTAAATCATCCCAAGTCAGCTCTTTTTTGCTTTCTTGGGCTTGAGCTTTTTTTCGTTATCTCCCCCCATCATTTGCGCTAAAACTTCCATGCATCTTGCAATAGCTTCCATATCCCCATCCATTGCATCTGCTAAATCATCAATAGATAATTCACATTTTTGCTTGGCGGCTCTATAGCCATCTTCTATTCCGCAATGAATTAAAACAAGTGCATCATTTAGCCCCATGTTATCTCCTATTTGATTAAGTTGAGCTAAAGTTGTTCCTGTTTTCATTGAGTATTTACGTAAAGCATTAAATCCAAATTTAATTGGATATTTTTCTCCTCCTATTTCTACAAAAGTATAATTTTCCATTTTTTCAAGTTTTAATAATACTCTCACCCAAACGCAACCCACCTGAAAAAAGGAATGCGTAAGGGATATTGAGTATTTTGGTTATTAAGATACAGTTTGAGCTAAAGCACCAGTTCCTGTAAAGGATAGCGAATATGTAGCGGTATCCTCCGTTGGGGCAGAAACACTAAAAGCAGTCATCCATGCAGTTCCTTCATAAACTACATCTCCAGTTGAAGCTCCAGTATTTCCAAACTTAATGGTAAAAGATGTTCTTGTTATAATATAACTGTTAAGTACATCATCTGCTCCATTAGTTATTCCTGTTCCTGCAGGTACTGTCCATGCATAAGCACCATCTACACTTATATCCCAGTTTCTTTGTCCTTCCATTGCTTCTGCCCAGCCAGCGCTTTCTTTATTACTTATATCTCTTGTGGAATGATTTACATTTAGCGTTCCACTTTGAGCATAAGCAACTAAAACCCCGCTGCCATCATAAACTTTAATGTCTGTTCCGTTTATTGCTGTTGTTAAATTTGCCATTTTTTTACTATTTTAATTAATTAATTTTCTTTTTTTATCCACTCATTTGGCTTTGTGTCATATACAAAGCAGCTATCGTTACGCTTGTAACAGCCGAATAGGTAATTGCTATTTCCCCATTAGCATTGTTATAAGCTGATTGCTTAAAAGGGCCAATAAAAGCTTCCCCACTTGCTGCAATAGCTATGCTTGCGTTAGCTTTAGTTAAATCCCCATAAATACTTGAATCAACGCTGGTAGTTTGAGCTGTTATCGTAACAGTAATTTCACTTCCTCCGCCATTTTTAATGTGTAAAAAAGTTCCACCCCCATTATCAGCTGTATCTCCCCCAGAATTTGCAGCGGTATAAGTAACGCTTCCGCCTGATTCAGTTATTTGTTGTATAGTCAATTCCGCCATTTTCTTTTATTTTTTTGTTTTTTTCTTTTTTGCTTTCTTTGGCTTATCAATGTATTCTCCCTCAATAAGTTCTTCTAATTCTTCTTTTATCTTTATTATTACATAAGCTCCTTTTCCAATTGTTTTACCATGCCTTTTGCTAAACCAATCTTTTTTCAATAAATATTTTTCCATTTTTTTCTTTTTTATAGGTTAGTTGGGTTTACTTGTCTTACATCAAATGAGAGCGTTTGCACATAAACTCCCATCCCTTTTCCATCAATCTCAAAATCTTCATCTACACTATTAAATTTAATGCTTTGCACTTTGTTGCCCCATATTGTGTTTGGATAAGTTCCAGGGGTTTTTCTATCCAATGCAATTCTTACTTTTTGTGCTAAATCTACAGCTTGAGAATAGGTATCGGAAAAGCATAAGATTTCAACTATGTTTGTATCCATTGGGCTTACTCCATCTTTTGTATCTGTAGGATCAACCGAGTTTGTTGTGTAAACTATAAATGGCCAATCACTACTTTGTTTTGCCACATTAGGATAAACCCTTGTGCCTACTAATGTAGAAACATCAGAATCATTAATCAAAATACTATATATTGAGTACCCTATTTTCATTTTAATATCCTAAAGTTCCGAATTTTTGCATTCTTTTTTCGTGTCTTTTTATTGCTTTTGCTACAATGTTTCCAGCTTTTGAAAATGCGCTGGTAGTCATTTTAACTCTATTTTTATTCCAAGCTGGAGCCATAAATTTGGTTGCTCTACTTTTATATTTTCCAAAATGCATTACCTCATTCCCATATTCAAGCCATGCTCCATAATATCCACCCTTGTTTTTAGCATAAGCTCTTTTTACTCTTGGGCCTAAATAAAGCCCTAAATGGCTTTTACTATCTCTTGTTGTAAAAAATCCAATACTTCTTTTAAGCGTTCCTTTAGCAATTCTTTTAGTTTTATCTGCCGGATATACAACTCCTCTTGCTTCTGTTAGCTCATCTGTTTTGCCGCTATCTCCTAATTTTGGCGCTAAACTTTTAGCATCATTTAATGCTTGTTTCCCCACTTCTCGCCAAAGCGCTTTCCATAAAGTATATTGATTTATTTGTTTAGGTAATGCTCCAAACATATCTGCAATCTCTTTTGCTCCCAGTAATTTTACCGAGCCTTTCATTGCTTGATTATATTTGCCAAAATCTGCCATTAATCCTTTTGTTCTGTAGTTATTTTTAGAAAAGCATCTCTGCCCTCAATTTCTTCAATATTATGCACATAATAATATTTGTCTAAAGTGTTTTGAGTATATTTAATTCTCCAGCTTAAAGTAGGCCCTGCATCAGCTTGTAAAACCTGAAGCCAATTTGCTAAATCAAGATTTCTAATATAAAAATCCACTTTTGTTATTCCAGTAATTTTATCAGTTTGGTTTTTAATGCTTCCTCCTGCCCAATCTATTTTAGCCCAAACAGTTCTAAAATCTGTCCACTCTCCCTCTTGTACCTCTCCAAAATCGTTGCTTGCTGGAGTGGGAAATTGTATTGTAATTCTTCTATCAAGCTCGCCTATTGTCATACTGTTTGCACTTTGTACTGCTCTAATAAATATTGAGCCGATTTTGGAAGCTCTGTAGCTATTCTTCCAACTACTACATCTTGCCTATTTTGATAAAAATTTCCAATGGTTAAAAGGCACGCTTGTTTTATTCCTTGCGGCACATCTCCAGCTGCTCCATAACCTACTTTATATGTTACCTCAACAGCATTTATTCTATTTGCTAATTGAGGGAAATCTTTATTTGGTTTTAGCCCTATCCTTGCTGGTTGATGATTTGTATCTGCTAACCATATATCTGTAGAAAGAGTTTGCAAAGAGTTATCATTGTCATAATACTTAATAGAGTTTACTTGATTAACTTTACTTTTGAATAAGTAGCTAATATCTTCCCATTTATCTCCATATTGAATTATTTGGGATTCAATGAAAAATCTATTAGTAAATATTTGAGCAGATTGTACAGCTGCAGCTATTAAATTACCAATAAGAGTATCATCTGCAGTAGTATCTACTTTCAGATGCTCTTTGGCTTCTGCTGTAGTTATTATTCCAGTACCACCATCACTATTTATTACAAAACTTTTCGCCATTTTCTTTTAGTTAAAAAAAAGGAGTGGCAGTAATTCCACCACCCCTTTAATTATTATTAATTCCTAACTATTAAGCTTCAATCAAGTTAGCAAATGCAGTTGCATTTTGTACTGCATCTCCATCATAAAGTCCAGTTACAACCATTCTTGGCTCGCCAGTATCAGCGCCAGAATATGGATCGTAAAGGAAATCAAGCCCACCAAATTGAGCAATATGTACTTTAGAGAAATCTCCAAATAATACATGCTCTTTTCCAGCTACACCGCTTGATGCTACATTAGAAGAAACAAAAGCGAAAATTCCATTTACAGTTTTATCTCTCATATCATAAGCAGCAGAAACATTACTTACCATTTCAGAAGATTTGATAGCTGCATAAGCATCAGCATCCATTAAGTAAGCCATTCTTGCACCCTCATAAGTACCATCATTACCAATATAAGTATTTTCCAATACAGAAGCAGATGCTCCACTAAAAGCAGCAGTTGAGCCAGCAGCAGCATCAGCAAAAATAGAAGCTGGAGCAGATGTTACATCAGCTGTATCAAGTAAAGCAGTTTCTAAAGAAGCAGCCATTGTAGCAGCAATGTTTCTTTGTAGAGCAGCTTCCAATCCTGGATTCTGTACAACTGATTCTTGGCTCATATTTACTACAGATATAAGTTTCTTTGGAGTTAAAGTTACGGCTGATAAATCTCCTGCAGAAGAAACAGCGCTACCGCCAGTTTCAGCTATCCAAGAAGCTGTTACGCCAGAAAATACTGGGAATTTCATATCATTAATTCCGCCATAAAAATTAGCGCCAGCAGATGTTAGTACAAGATTAGATTCTAACTGATCTGTAAAACTCATTGTAGTTTCGCTATTAGTTGAATCTGTGTCCCAAGCTCTTGTTAAAACAGAAGATGGAATCCCAATACCTCTATAAGTTTGTCCAGTATATCTTGATTCATTTCTTGCCTCTTGATCCATTTCTTTGATAATTCCCTCCATTCTACCAGTATAAGCAGCTCTCATAGCGCCTTGGAAAGTGAATTTATCTAAATCTTTATCTTTCTTTGTAGATGCAGAAACGCCAGATACTACAGCAGCATTACGCTTAATAGTTTCCATTTTCTCTGCTCTTTCAATCTTTGCATCTAATTCATCAACTTCAGTTAACAAACCATCAACTTGATTGTTTTCCTCTTGCGTTAAATCTCTTTCTTCTTTAGTAGCAAGCTCTTTTATGCCCTCTAAAGTAGAAATAATATCAGAACGCATTTCTTTTAATTCAATACTATTTTTCATTTTTCAAAATTTTTAATTATTATTTTCTCTTTTTTAACTCTATCTTTAATGCAACCAGAGAACGCTGCACTAAATCTTTTTCTTGTTTTTTATTTTCTTCTTTTTCCTTATGTACAGCCAATGAGCGTTTTGCTAAAGTTAAATCATTAGCATCAGGATATGCTGCGTATGTTACGATAGATGTGTCCCAGAGATCGCGGATTTTAGTAATAGTTCTAATCTCTCCATCAGCTGTAGTTTCCCAGCTATCTTCCTCAATTGTAAAAGCAAAAGAACTTTGGCTCACATCTCCACGCTCCATTGATACTATAATATCATTTCCATAAGTGGTAGATGGCACGTCAAATGAGTACTGTAATCCCTCATCAGTTTCTTCTAATTTAAGAGTGCCACCATCTTTTGTAGCTCTTGCCAAAACTAAATTTGGATCATGATTTATTAAACAACGGCAATCCAAAGTTTCTTTGCTTAAAGCATTTCTAAAGGCTCCTGGCGCAATTATTTCTCTAAAGCCGCCTAAATCGCTACTCCTGGTATTGAATACTGCAGCATGGCCAGTAATAGTAGTTGTACCATCTTCTCTTTTTTCAGTTCTGGTTTCAATGTTAAAATATCTTTTTTCCATAG